GCCCGCCTTTTTCCCCCCGCTGATTTGTGCCATCAGGAGCGAGACGTGTCGACCAGCGCTCACAGACAGCGACGGTATCGGCGCCACAAAGCGGGTGATCACTCGCTCTGTCTGGTCGAGAATTGCGAACTTGCAGGTCAGGGGCCTGTAACGCCGGATGTCACGGCGCCTGTCACGCGTGGTGTGACGCTGTGGCGGGAGATGAACGGCGACCAGTTGGCGCCGGCGGTGCGGGTGCTGCTGGAGGAGGCGTGCCGGATCGCGGACCGCCTCGACAAACTGGACCGGCTCCTCGATGGCGACGCCGAGCAGTGGGTGAGGCTCGTCGAGGACCGCGGCGACCCGGAGCGCCAGTTTGTCGTCATCGACCGGCCGCTGGCCGAGGCCAGGCAGCAGGCGACCGCCTTGAAGCAGTTGATCGCGGAGATCCGCGCCGCCGACACCGGGAAGGCCGGGAAGCCAGCGGCCGGCGGCAAGGAGGTGGCTGGTGTTACTGACATCTCCACCTGGACCCCTACTCGGAGCGCGAAGCCCGCGCGTTGAGCTGCACCCGCCCTATGAGCTGACGTACGGGCCCGTCGCGGTGGAACTGTCCCGGCGGGCCGGTCAGATCCTCGACCCATGGCAGGGCGACAGCCTCGACGTGATGCTTGGGCTGCGCCACGACGACAAATGGTCGTCCTTCGAGTTCGCCGAGTGGGTGAGCCGGCAGAACGGCAAGGGCGGAATCGGCGAGGCCCGGGTGCTGACCGGCTTCGTCGGGCCTCTCAATGAGCGGCTGATCCTGTGGTCTGCACACGAGTACAAGACCGCGATGGAGGCTCACCGCCGCATTGGATGGCTGTTGCGCAACCTGGGGTACCGCAAGGGCGACAACCTGATCATCATCCCGGACGAGGTTCTCGGCACCTCGGCCGATATCCCGATCAAGGTCATCAACACCAACGGCGAGGAGTCGTACGAGCGGCTCGACACCGACCAGCGCGTACGGTTCGTCGCCCGGACGAAGGGCTCCGGTCGGGGCTTCACTGGCGACTGCAACATCATCGACGAGGCGTACGCCTACATGTTCGTGCACCAGTCGGCGCTCATGCCGACGCTGTCGGCCCGGCCGAATCCGCAGATCGTCTACCTGTCGTCGCCGCCGCTGGATGCGCTGGTCGGCGAGGTGATGTTCCAGCTGCGCCGGCGCGCCGAGGCGGGCGGTGACGAGGGCCTGGGCTACCGCGACTGGGGACTGGCGGGGGATCTGAGCAACCTCGCGGCGATCGACCTGGATGACGTCGCGAACTACGCGGCCACGAATCCGGCGCTCGGCATCCGGATCACGCTGGAGACGATCCTGCGCGAGCGCAGGTCCATGTCAGCGGTGGACTTCGCCCGCGAGCGGCTGGGCGTGTGGCCGGCGCTGCCGACGGAAAGCTTCCGGCTGATCCCGGCCGCGGCGTGGAGGGACGCCCGCGATCCCGGGTCGCAGCTCGAGGGGCGCCCGGCGTTCGGTGTGTACGTGCCGCCGGACCGCTCGTACGGGGCGATCGCCGCGGCGGGCGCTCGGACCGCCGGTGGCCGGCACATCGAGATCACCGGCAACGACACTGTCGGCGACGACTTCCGCCCCGGCACGGGCTGGATCGTGCCCCGCCTGCTCGAGCTGGAACGGCAGAACCCGTCGGTGGTCGTGATCGACGACAAGGCGATCGCGGACGCTGCGGAGGCGGCCGGCATCGTGGTGCACCGGGCGAACGTCAGTGACGTGGTGACCGGCTGCCAGCTGTTCTTCGACGGCGTAGCCGGCGCCGATGAGCAGGCCAGGGATGTGCATCACATCGGGCAGGAGGCGCTGACCGCGGCCGTTTCGGTTGCGGTGAAGCGGCAGGTGGCGGGGTCGTGGGCGTGGGACCGGTACGCGGCGACGGTTGAGATCGCCCCGCTTCCGGCTTCGTCGCTGGCGCTGTTCGGCCATTCGACTCCGCGCGTGCACCGTCCCGACGTCGGTGTCTTCAACATCTGGTGAGGAGCACCTCTGTGGACAAGCTCGCTGAGCCAGTCGGCTTCGGTCTGATCCTGGGCTTCCTGTGGTTCGTGTGGCCGCCACTGGTGCTGCTGGGCGCAGGCGTGCTGCTGGTCATTTACTCCAATACCCGCTCGAAGTCGGGGCACATCGGTCTCGCTCTCGGCGCCGCCTGGGCCGCGGCACGCCGTGCGTATCAGGCGTCGCGTGAGTTCGAGGGCGACAACGTCAGGCGCATCGCGTGAACTACTCGGCGACCGTGCTGAACGTCGAAGGTCGGAACGTGGTGACTGAAGCCGATGAGCTGATCTACGTCCATGACGACCTTTGGGAAGAGATCACCTCTGGGCGGCTCGCTGAAGCCCCGGGCGGCCCTGTTCTGGACGGCGACGTCCTGAGCTTCGGTATGCCGGACGAGGGCATTGGCCGGGTCCAGTACCGCTATGTGCGGCACGACCCCGAAGCCAAGTGGTACGTCATGACGCGGATCGCGTGATGCTGGCTATCGGTTTCTCGATCGGCCGGATCAACGACAACCTTCGTCGCGCCTTCCCGCGTCTGTGGAGCGATCGCCGCTGGCAGCGCCTCGAGCGCTTCGCCGCCCGGTTCTACGACCGTATGCATTGAGCTGAGGGGGGGTGTCCTAATGCCGATGATCCGCGCCGCCTTGGACACCTACCGTCAGGCCCGCAACGCGACGATCGAGTCGCCTGCCGTGCCGCTGACGTCGACGACGCTGCTGGACTGGATGACGCCGCCACCGTCGGCGGCCGGCATCTCGGTTACCGAGACGTCGGCGCTGGGCATGCCGGCGATCTACCGGGCCGTCAACCTGATCGCGGGCGTTTGTGGCGGCCTGCCGCTGCACGCATACACCGCGGACGACCAGGACGTGCGGACCCGGGTTTCGCGCACCTCGTATCCGGCGCGCCTGCTGGCGAAGCCGCACCCGGACACTCCGCCGTTCGAGTTCTGGGAGGCCGTCTACTCGCACATCCTGTTGTGGGGCAACGCCTACCTGCGGAAGCTGCGGAACCAGAACGGGCAGGTGCAGGAACTGTGGGCGATCCACCCGTCGCGGGTGAAGGCCGGCCGGGAGTCGGAGAATGGCACCAAGGTCTACCAGATCGACGGCGGCGAGGAACCGTACGGCGACGACAAGATCCTGCACATCCCCGGCTTCGGCTACGACGGGATCTGCGGCGTCTCGCCGATCCGATTCGCCCGTCAGACCGTCGGCCTCGCCCTGGCCGCCGAGCGGTACGGTGCCAGCCTGTTCGGGAACGGCTCTCTGGCTGCCGGTGTGCTGCAGACCGAGCAGCGCCTGGAGCAGCCCCAGGCTGACGCGTTGAAACGGCGTTGGAAGGAGAAGGCCGCCGGCCTCGGCAACGCGCATGAGGTGGTCGTCCTCGACGCTGGTGCGAAGTTCCAGCAGCTGAGCATCCCGCCAGAGGATGCGCAGTTCATCGAGTCGCGGCGGTTCCAGATCGCCGAGGTCGCCCGCATGTACGGCATCCCGCCGCACCTGCTGATGGAGACCGATAAGTCCACGTCGTGGGGCACCGGCATCGAGCAGCAGAACATCGGCTGGAACGTCTATGACCTGCGCCGCTGGTACCTGCGGGTCGAGCAGCGGGTGTCCATGCTGTTCGCGCCCAACGTCTTCGTGTCGTACTCCGCTGAGGGGTTGCTGCGCGGTGACTCGGCGGCGCGCGCCGCCTTCTACACGCAGATGTTCCACCTCGGCGTCTTCTCGACCAACGACATCCGCCGCCTGGAGAACCTCCCGCCGGTTGACGGCGGCGACGTCCGCTACCGGGAGCTGAACCTGGGCGAGCTCGGCGCGCCCGATCCGAACACCTCCGACCAGCAACCGAACGAGGTTCCCGCCGATGCCTAAGCACGCGTACCGCTTCCGGGGTTCCATCGAGCCGTCCGCCGAGGTGAAGCGCCCGGTTCGCGCTGAGCTGACAGTTGAGGTCGGCGACGACGGCGTCGGCAAGCTGTATCTGCACGACGTCATCGATTCCTGGGGCGGCTACTGGGGTGTGTCCGCGAAGGAGTTCAACACGGCCCTGGCCGAGCTGGGCGACGTCTCGGACATCCACCTGCATATCAACTCGCCGGGCGGCGAGGTGTACGAGGGCATCGCGATCCTGAACAGCCTGCGCCGGCACCAGGCCACGGTCACCGCGATCGTGGACGGCCTGGCAGCTTCCGCCGCGTCGTTCATCGCGGTCGGCGCCGATCACGTGGTGATGGGCCGCAACACCGAGATGATGATCCACGACGCGTGGGGCATAGTGCTCGGCCCAGCCGCGGATATGCACCACATGGGCGACCGCCTCGACAAGATCTCCAACAACATCGCCTCGGTCTACGCGGCTAAGGCTGGCGGCTCGGACGCTTCGTGGCGCGAGCACATGCTCGCCGAGACCTGGTACTCCGCGCAGGAAGCAGTGGACGCCGGTCTCGCCGACAAGATCGAGGGCGAGGAGATCGACCCGGCCGCGATCGAGAACGCGTTCGACTTGTCCGTGTTCAAGCACGCTGGCCGCGCAGAGGCACCCAAACCCGGCACGCCCTCGCAGGAGCCGGAAGATTCGAAGATCGACGGGCCTGCCGTCCGATTCGCCGCACGGCGGGCGACCGGCGACCGACGTGCCCGGCTTGACCGGCGCGCACCTGCGGCCTAGCCGCACCTCCTCACCAAACGACCGGCCCTGCGGAACGCTCGGCCGGCAAATCCCGCTTGCTCCCGGAAAGGACAGCGAATGCCCACCAGTCAGCAGCTCCGCGAGCAGCGGGCCAACCTCTGGTCTCAGATGACGGAGAACATGGACCGTGCCGACCGCACGGCCGAGGACGACGCCGCATATGACCGGCTCGAGGCCGAGTACGACGCGCTCGACGGCAAGATCGAGCGCGCCGAGCGGCACGAGCAGCGGCGCGTGGACAACAGCCGCGTCGACCGAACCGGCGTGGTGCCCCCGGCGCGCGGTGGCGACGATGCCGGTTCGGACGACGATCAATACGCGGCAGTGTTCCGTACCTTCCTGCGTAACGGCCTGTCCGACCTCAAGCCCGAGGACCGGCAGTTGATGCGCAGCCGGTTCGAGCAGCCGCAGGCCGCCGCCGGTGTCGGCACCGGCGCAGCCGGTGGCTACGCGGTCCCACTGGACTTCCGCAACGTCTTCATCGAGACCCTGAAGTACTACGGGCCGATGCTCGATGTGGCCGAGCGGATCGACACCACCTCGGGCGTAAACCTGCCGTGGCCGACCAACGACGACACTGGCAACGTCGGCGCGATCCTCGCCGAGAACACCCAGGTGTCCGAGCAGGACGTCACGCTCGGCACCAACAGCCTCGACGCGTACATGTACACGTCAAAACTGGTTCGGGTCTCGTTCCAGCTGTTGCAGGACCGGCCGGACTTCGACACCTGGCTCGCCCGCAAGCTCGGCGAGCGTATCGGCCGCATCCTCAACCAGCACTTCACCACAGGCACCGGCACGGCCCAGCCCGACGGGATCGTGACCTCCTCAACCGTCGGCGTGACCGGCACCGGATCGTTCGCGACGACGGGCGGTATCTCCTACGACAACGTCATCGACCTCGAGGAGTCCCTCGATCCGGCATACGGCGCCGCCGAGGGCATGATTTTCATGATGCACCAGTCGGTGCGCAAGGCCCTGCGCAAGCTGAAGGACAGCCAGGGCCGCTACTTGTGGGAACCGTCGCTTCAGGTCGGCCGACCGGCCACCCTCGACGGCTACGACGTGCGGATCAACAACGACATGGCGACGCTCGCGACCTCCAGCAAGTCGCTGCTGTTCGGCAACATCCGTGAGGCGTACGTCGTCCGCATCGTGCAGGATCTGCGCGCGCTCCGCCTCGAGGAGCGCTACGCCGACTTCCTGCAGGTCGGTTTCCTCGGCTTCGAGCGGGCCGACGGCACGATGCAGAACTCGGCCGCGGTCCGCACCTTCCAGACCACCGCGACCGCCTGAGAAAGGACGAGACCATGGCTGAGGCCAAGCCCAAGACCACCGAGGCGGCCGGGAACACGGCCGTCCCGACCCATGGCGACCGGGACCGGGTCGCGATGCTGTCGCTCAAGCCGGACGGCACACCCGACCAGCACAACCCGGAGATCATCGGGGACAAGGAGTTCGCCCGCGACGCGACCCGGGAGCAGTTCCGGCAGCAGGCCGTGTCGGCGGTCGACCAGGAGAAGCGGGCGGAGCTGTTCGGTACCGGCACCGCTGACGTGCAGCAGCTCGAGCAGGACCCGAAGATCGTCGAGCTGAAGTCGGCGCACGAGGCTGCGGAGAAGGCGGCCGAGTCGGCGGCCGACGCCACGGTGGGCGCCCTGTTCGTCGACGACGACAAGCAGCCGGCGGCCGGCGCGAAGCGTTCGACCAGCGACAGGTAACCGCGTGGGTGCCCTGGTCGTCGACTGGGGCGCCCGCACCATCACCGGTGGGGTAGTTCCGTATGGCCCGGCGGCGGTGGGTCGTCTCCGGCCGGGTCGTCGCTACCGGTTCCAGCCCGGTTGGCCCATCTACGCCGGTACGGTGCTGCTGCTGCGCGACCACGACCAGTCGCAACGCCTCGGCCGGGCCACAGACCTCGCTGAGGCCCTCGACGGTCTGCACGGGGTGGTGCGGGTCGACCCGGGCCGGCCAGGTGATCGGGCACTCCGGCTCGCCGCGGCGGGACTGCTGGCCCTGTCGCCGGGTGTCGACCTGCGCGCGGCGCATCCCGATCCGCTGAACCGGGGTGTCGACCTCGTCCTCGCTGGACTGCTGCACGAGGTGTCCCTGACGGCTGACCCCGCATTCGACTGGAGGTGATCTCATGCCGGTGTCCGCGCAGAGCGCGACGAGTGTCGACGTGCCTGTCGGCGGCGACTGGCTGATCAGCGTCCAGGTCACCGACGCCGACGGCTACCCGATTGAGCAGGCCCCGGTGGTCACCGTAACCAAGCCGGACGGCTCGACCGCGACACCCACCGTGGCGGCGGCGATCCGCCGGCCATGCCGCACCTGCACGACGTACGGCTACGACTGCTGGCACGGGTCCACCAGCGGCGTCTACCGGGCCGTGTACGAGCCGACCACGGCCGGGCGGCACCTCGCCGTGGCAGCCGCCGCCGGGTACGGGGCGGCGACGTTCGTGGCGTTCGTCGGCGCGCTCACCACGTCCGCCGGGATGCCTGACATCGCCGATGTCGACGACTATCTTGCGCCGCATTCGTGGACTGACACGCAACTGCAGCAGGCCCTTGATGCTGAGGCGGCTGCGCAGCGCGCCGTGTGTGACGTTCCCGCCGAGTACGGCGCTGACCTGCGTGAGGCGTTGATGCGCCGGGTGGCGGTCAACCTGGCGAAGCGCCGGATCCCGCTCGCGGTGCTGCAGGGTGACGCTGAGGCGGGCACGCCGGCGTCGTTCGTGCCGGGCTCTGATCCGGAGATCCGCCGGCTCGAACGGCCGCACCTGAAGCTTCCGACGATCGCATGAGCAACGCAGACACCCGGGCGGCCATAGCGGCAGCCATATCAACGGTGGACGGGCTGACCGGCTACGTGAAGCGGCCCACGGCGATGAAGCCGGGCGACGGCTGGCCGCAGTGGCGGGGCGCGGCCCGGGCCGACGGCTTCGGCTTCCTCGAGACGTGGGCCGTGCTGGTCG